ATGATATTAAATTTCTCATGTAGCATACAATATATAGATTACCTAAAACAATTAAATTATAAATAATAATTTCTTTTAAGGTTTCAGATGTCATTAGTTTAACTGAAGATAATAATCCATTTACAAAATAAATATAAAAGATAGTTCTATAAATTATATCATTGACCATTTTTCTTTAACCTTACTAAAAGACAATACTTGATTCTTATTTATTTTATCAATTTGTGATTTTTCAAAATTTAATCTATTACTTTTAATTAATATTTTAGCATCTTCAAAATTTAAAAAATGAGTATTTAAAACTCTTATCATTTCATTTAACATATCAATTGAAATACTAGTTAATCTTTCTCTTGTTAATAAAGTAAAAAAACATAAATCCTGTCTTGTTAATGGGATTGTTTTTATTTTATTCGCCATAGCAACTATTTCAGGTAAAGTTTTAGTATTATCAATTTCTTCAAATAAACCATAAAATATTTCTGATGGCATTTGATAAGTTTTTCGTTTAAGTTTAGAGATTTCTTTTACTAAATCTGAATGAGATTCTTCTAAAAATGCTATTCTGTGTTCTAAATTTTTATCTTTCATTTAACAAATACTATTAAGGACGCAGCAATAAGCTATTCGCTATATGCGAGAATACAAATTAACGCTGTTACGCTAACTCCTTGTTTTTATTATACCACAGTTTAGGAGCTTTGTCAATGAAAAAATTGAAAGATATAATTGCTTTGCTAAATGTCCCAATGTTAGTTTTTATTGGATATGGCATAAGACTTATTTTAGTAGGAGCCTCAATTGGTGATTCTTTAAGTTTAATTGCTATTTCTGCCTTATATGGCATAATTCTCTACTTTGATTATAACAAAAAACCTGATGTTAGTCAAGAAATAAAGGTTGAATTAGATCATATTAAACAAAATTTAGCCTTAGTTAAGATGACAAAAGGGATAAATACGAATGAAAACTCAAAGCAAACCTACCGATTCTAGTATTTATCTCAATAAAATCAATGAGTTAGAACAACAAATTGTGAATTTAAACAATATCATATCTCAATATGAGTCAAAACATAAACAAATTGGCGATGATGAACAAATCTGTATTGATCAATTGATAAAATTAAATAATCTTTCTAAAGAAAGAGAATTAGATTTACGAGAAGCTAAAAAATTTGAAATATTTACTAAAGCATTAAGATCTATTCGTGGAAATGATAATTCCGGAGTAGTTAATACGACAGAAAAAGTCCCTACTGCTAAATTATTGGAAATAGCTAATGGAAGTTAGTAGAAAAGAAGCCGTTCAGATTCTTTGGAAAAGAGGGATTCTTAAATGGAAATTACATGATATACAAAAAAAGATGTATGATGTAATAAATGAATCTCAAGATCATGTAATTACTATGCTTTGTAGTCGTCGAATTGGTAAATCGTATGAATTATGTGTATTAGCTAGTGAAATATGTATAAATACACCAAATGCCGTTGTTAAATATATTTGTCCAAGAAAAAAGATGGTTAAAACAATTATTGGTCCAATAATGCGAACTATATTTTCTGATTCTCCAAAAGAATTAAGACCTGAATTTAAAGGTAATGATAGTTTATATCAATTTCCTAATGGAAGTCAAATTCAATTAGCAGGAACAGATAACGGTCATGCTGAATCAATTAGGGGTGGATTTGCTCATCTCTGTATAGTCGATGAGGCTGGATTTTGTAATGATCTTAGTTATGTTATTAAATCAATTTTAGCTCCAACTACAGATACTACTAATGGAAAAATTATTTTAGCATCTACTCCTCCTTCAGATCCCAATCATGAGTTTGTTACTGAGTTTATTCAACCAGCAGAAGAGAAAGGTAAACTTTTAAAATATACAATTTATGATAATCCAATGATGACAGAAGGGAAGATTAAAAAAATTATTGAACGATATACTAATGGTATACATAATCCAGAATTTCGTAGAGAATACTTATGCCATATCATAAAAGATATTGAAACTTCTGTTATTCCCGAATTTAATGATGAATTAATTGGTAGAATTGTTAAAGATTGGAAACGTCCTGCTAAATATGATTGTTATGTTTCTATGGATATTGGAGTTAAAGATTTTACTGTTACATTATTTGCTTATTATGATTATTTAAAAGCAAAATTAGTTATATGTGATGAATTAGTATTAAATGGTCCAGATTTAATAACAGATAAACTCGCTAATCTTATAAAAAAGAAAGAAATTGAAAATTTTACTGATGAATTAACAAAAGATACATTTATACCAACAAGAATAAGTGATAATAATAATCTTATATTACTTAATGATCTAAATTTAATGCATAATATACTATTTTTACCAACAGCCAAAGATGATAAACAAGCACAATTAAATTTTGCTAGAATTCAACTAGTTCAAGAGAAAATTATAATAACTCCTAATTGTAAAACAACAATAGCTCATTTAAAAAATGCAACATGGAATAAAAGTCGTACTTCTTTTGAAAGAAAAGCAGGATTTGGACATTATGATGCTGTTGATAGTTTTTTATATCTAGTGAGAAATGTGAATTTTAATAAAAATCCTTACGGATTAAATCTGGGAAGTCATTCTGAATATTATAGAAATACTAATAATGAAATACAGAATTCTAACTTAAATTCTATTAAAAATATATTTAAAATTAAATAACAAATAATTATAAGAGGTTACAATGAATAATATATATTTTGCGGCAAAAGAATCTAAAGATGTTGCTGCAATTCTCGATTCTAAAGCTGTAGATTGGTTTAATCATCTTCAAGCTAATTATTATTTAGATAAAGTTAGACAAATGTGGGCAGCATATCATGGAGCCTATTATAATCAAGATGGACATGAGATAATTTTTTCTGGAGAGCAAGGAGAATTAACTAATATGGCAGTTAATCATATTAGAAATTTAGCTCAACATTTATTAGTAATGATCACAGCAAATAGACCTTCAATGGAAGCTAGATCAACTAATACTGATTATAAATCTCTTGTACAAACAAATTTAGCCAATCAATTACTTGATTATTATTTAAGAGAAAAAAGATTAGAAGATGTTCTTAAAAGAGCAGCAGAATATGCAATAGTTTTAGGTACTGGATATATTAAACTTGATTGGAATAGTACTAGTGGTGAAGTATATGATTATAACGAAGAAACTAATACAGAAATTAGAGAGGGAGATGCAGAATTTACTAATTTATCCCCATTTGATGTTGTAATTGATAGTACTAAAGAAAATTATAAAGATCAAACTTGGGCATTATGTCGTTCATTTAAAAATAAATATGATATTGCGGCAAAATATCCAGAATTAAAAGATAAAATTGTAGGATTACAAACTAAAAGTGATATGTATAAGTATCGCTTTGAAGTTGCTCAATATGAACAAACTGATGATATTCCAGTTTATGAGTTTTATCACAAAAGAACTGAAGCTCTACCAGATGGTAGATATGTTATGTATGTTGATACAGATATAATTCTAATGGATGTACCTATGCCATATAGAGATCTTCCTATATATAGAATTTCTCCATCTGATATTATTGGTACTCCATATGGTTATACTCCACTTTTCGATCTTCTTCCTCTTCAAGATAGTGTTAATATGTTATATAGTACAATTCTTACTAATCAAAACGCATTTGGTGTACAAAATATTGCAATGCCTAACGGTTGTAATGTTGTTCCTTCACAATTAGCTGGAGGATTAAATGTATTTCAATATAATCCTCAATATGGTAAACCCGAAGCGATGAATCTTACATTTACTCCACCCGAAATTTTTAGATTTTTAGAGATTTTAGAACGAACTATGGAAACTCTTTCAGGAGTTAACAGTGTTGCAAGAGGAAATCCTCAAGCAAGTTTAGAATCTGGCACAGCATTAGCTCTTGTTCAAAGTATGGCACTACAATTTATATCGGGATTACAACAATCACATGTTAGATTAATTGAAGATGTTGGAACAGGTTTAATAAATTTATTAAAAGATTTTGCTTCTGTACCAAGAGTTGCCGCAATTGTAGGAAAATCTAATAGAACAAAAATGAAAGAATTTACAGGAGATGATATTTCAACAGTTAATAGAGTTATTGTTGATGTAGGTAATCCTTTAGCTCATACGACCGCTGGACGTGTTCAAATGGCAGAAACTTTAATGAAGATGAAACCAGATCAATTTAGTATTGATCAATATATACAAGTAATTCGTACT